TACGGGATCAAGCGGGCTCATGCGGTGATCGCCCACGCGATACCATACCGCCGAATCCGCAATGCGGCGCCGAATCACCTTCCGGAATACATCGATACCAAGGGCCATGTGACGCCCGAGGATATGCTCGCCCTCTTGTACGTTTCCCACCTCCACAGTGCCCCGCTCTCTCACCTGTACCAGCTCGCGAGAATCCGGGCAAGGCGATTGGTTGCCGCCGGAAGATCCGCCCGTGCCCGAGCTGGCCGGCGTGGTAACGGTAATGATCGGCCCTTGGTAAAAGCCATCGGCGCAAGCCTGCAATGCGTGTGTACCGTTGGGCGAGGAATCGGGCGCGGTGGGCGGCGTTGCGCCGGCGCAGCAAAGGGCGCCCGTGGCAACGCTCACGCAAGTGTAAAAATAATACGTGGTTGCCGCCAGCAATCCGGTCCAAGAGAGCGTGGTAGCCACGGTGGTAAACGTAGATCCATCGGGCCGCAAGAGCGATTGCGACGCGGCGTTAAGCGATATCGAGCACGAGCCGCTTGTGTTGGTATTGATGGGCACGGTCACGGTGAAAGGCGCGCCAGGCGGAATCGATGTTCCGTTGAGGCCGCTGCTAGAGGTGGTGTTGCTGTAGCTCGCCACGTCTACGCTTTCGACACTACCAGTCGCGAGCGAGCTAATCGCCTTGATCAGATAGGCGCCCGAGCGCATCACCGTATCGGTCCATGTTAGCGCCGTGCCGTCCCACAATACCTCGGCGGTGGTCCAATCCACTGAGGTGCTATCGGTGGCGTACCGGATCTCATAGTGATCTGCGCCGGCGGCGGCGTTCCACGTCAAGATGGTTGAGCCCCCCGTGGCCGAGCCCTGCAGGTTGCCGTTAAAGCCAGTTACATCCGCCGGCGCATTGGTAGAGGCCACAACCGTTATCGAGGCCGTTACGGGCGCGCCTAGCAGGTTATTCGCCCAATCCAGGCCGGTCACCGTAACCGTATAGACGGTACCGATGTAGCCCACAAAGGTGCATCCCTGGCCTTGGATGTTGCCGAGGATGGTTGGCTTGCCATTGCCGGCCTGTACCTGTACCTGTGCGCCCACGGCGGTGTTAGAGTTTTGCCACCCAACGGCCACTATCGCCGAGTTGGTTGAGCCCGTGAGCGTGCCATTTTGATACTGCTCGGTGAGGGTGAGGTTCAGGATCACGGGCGCCGTGGTGGGTACGCCAACGATCTCGCCATAGTTAGGTATTACATCGGTGTACGCCGTAGCGTTGTACTCAAGCGCGCTGATCTCGAAACTGAAATCTCCCGATTTCTTCATGTTGATCACGCGGAAGAGCTTGGCGGGTTGGTAGCCGGCGGATTGGCCATAAGCCCACGCGCTATCGGTGCAAGGCACGCCCGAGAATTGGCCGCTGATCGTGATCACCGAGCCGCCATAAGTGTTGGGCGCCGCCGGCGTAATCGCAACGGAAAGCACATCCATGTTATCGATCACGTTGGTATCGTAGAGAGTGACCACCTGGCCGGCTGCGAGCGTACCCGCCGAGTACGCCAAAGTGATTTGGCTGCTTGAATATCCGTTGGCCACGTACTCGGTACCATCCGGGCCAACGGCTTTGACGATGCGGCCACTCGGGAGCGCCGCGGTAAAGTTGATGGCCTGGCCAACCACCGAATGTATCGTGGCCGTTCCCCGCTCGATGACGGGATGTTGTACGCTCACCGTCCAGCCGGCGGATGGAGCAAACGCGAGATCGGTACGCTCCACGTTGAGCGTGGTAAGCGTAGAGCCGGCCTGCACGCGCCCGCCAACCGCCCACTGCGTAACATCGGCCTGTGTCGCGATCACCGAGCCCACGCTGCAGCAAACGGCCTCGATGGCGGCGGCAAACTGAATCGTGCGCAGTGAGAGCTTTGTGCTCATGAGGTGGTAATAAGCCCATCGCCACGCTTGATCTCGGTTAGTGCAGCCGAGCAGTTTAACGCGCGATACCTTCGGCTGCAGGCCCGAGTTGAGATCCGCTGCGGTCATCACGGAAACGGGAAGATCCATGCGATAGGTGCGGGCCGCATCGGCAAACTCGGCCTCTATGAGTGAGCAGCGATCATCGAGAGCGAGCCATGTTTCTTGGAAAGAGTCTTTCTTGGTGTTGCCAATTGTGAAGAGCTGTACAGGATCGGCGGGCGCGTCGATGATCACCGAGTACCGCATCCCAATCTGGATCACGCAAGCGCGGCTCATGTTGCCAATCGCCTGCAGAACCTTCCACGAGTCGCCCGCTTGGTCGAACACGCCGGCGAATACAAAGCGCCGCGCCGAGGTGCCATCCTGATTGGTCACCGTCTCATCGCAGAAGTTTGCCCACGCCACAAAAGCCGGTACATCGATCAGCGAGGCCGCAACGTTCATGCCATAGACGGGATTCGTAATAACGTCATAGGCGACAATGGCCGGGTTATCGTGCTCATAGCCGGCGAGCTGCGCGGGCAACACGGTATCCGCGCCGATATCATGCACAATCGTGGCCATGACTTGGATATCTTCGCCGGCCATCTGCGAAGTGGCCAGGGCCTTGACGCCAACCAAAATCATGTTGGGGTAGCTGAGGTTTGACCAGAAAATCTCGTTAATGTTCCAAAGCCAGATATCGCAGATGTGTTTGTTATCGGTGGAATCGGCGTACACAACATCGTTGTTGTTGTCCTGGCAATATCCGATCTTGGTAACCTTCACATCCCACTGACCGGCGGTGAGGCCGTATACGCTCACGGTGTCAAAGTAGGCGTTCAAGCTCGTGCAATCGATCACGCGGTAACCTTCCCACCATTGCGTCACGAGCGCTTGATTGAGATTCGGATCGGTAGGCTGCCACTCGCCTTGGAAAGTGGCCGAGGTGGTTGAGGTGGTTGTATCGAGATTAACAATTACAACCTCTTGCGTACCGCTCCACGGCTGGCCGGCATAGTAGGTGCCCGGATCGCTGTTACTCGTGGCATAGACTATGCCACTGCCGGCGAAACGATCGGTTGGCACAACCACCCAGGCCGGATAGGTTACGCTTCCATCGGTATGCGTTGTCTTAATGCTTTGCGTGTTATCGGCGAAGAGCGGTGAAACCCACGCGCCGGTGTTGTGTGGCGCCACTTGGATTTGATAGATCACCTTGAGCGGTACGGTGTTTCCATCGTCAGTAATCCGGTAAAGGCCGCTCGGGAGCTTGGTGGTGATATCGAGCCCTTGAATGTTTGTTCCGGTTCCATTGACGGTTACCGGGCCGTTGCTCACGAGCAATTGCGTTTCCTGCGGGTAGCCGTTGACTGTTTTGTCAAAGCCATCGATAGCCGTCTGAGTATTTGAACCGAGACGGCTTTGGTAAGAACACTGCACGTAGTTGGTGAGAGGCTGCAGGTTGATGAGCAGGTTTGAGATACTGGCCGCAACGCCCCATCCGTAGCACACGAGCACATTGATATAAGCATTGGCGCCGTCGAAATCGACATAAGACGAAACGATGTTTCCATTCCATCCCATCGTGCCGTATCCCTTGGGCACGGGTACGCCGGGCTGCGCGAGTCCCTTTGGGCCGGTTGGATCGTAAGTGGTGGACCACGCCGGCGCCGATGGCAAGCCAGGAGAGATCGCCCAGCTCACAAGCGCGCCGCCAATCGCGGCGCCGAGAGCTGCGCCCACAAAGGGCGCCGTTGCCGATGCAGCAAAGAGAAATCCCGCGGCAAGAAAGCCGCCGAAGGCCGCCGCCGCTGTACCTGCGGCAACAACCAACATCATGAGCATTTCTTTACCGAAAGAGCCGCCGCCGGCGTGGGTAAAGAGCACAATCTCATTGCCGGGCGTAATCGCTGTACGCCAGATTGCATCATCGGGCACACGCTCGCCGTTGACGCTGCAGTGATAGGCTTGCGGATCGATGCCGGCGCGGGTAACGATGGCGCCGAGGCTCTCGTTTTCCCACGCCTCTATCGTGGTTGTCTTGCGCTCATCGAGGCGAAATGGGTTAAGAACCTCGATAATGCGAACCGGCGCCACTGCGAGCGATTCGGGTAACTCACTGCTAACTTTCTGAGTTATTACTAAGCCTGTCTCCACCGATAGAAGCCCTCTATTCGGTTATGCCACGGAAACGCATCATAGCGCTCTCTTGACACCCCGCGGGCCTGAAAGGCATGGATCATATACCCGCCGCCGCATACCACGCCGATATGCCACCGCGGATTGTCCGAGCGAATCAGTATTCCATCGCCTGGCTCGGGCGATTCAACGCGGTCCCAGGAGGCGAGAGCCATACTCAACTCGTGCTCATTGCTCTCGTAAGGCGGCATGGCGCGCCCGAGGCGCCGCTGTAGCTCGATGAGCAAGCCAACGCAATCGAAAGCATCAGGCCCGCGCCCGCCGTCTTGAAATGGCTTGCCGAGCAGATCGAGCCAAACGGCCATCGGTAGCTTGGGAGATCCGCTCGGAGATCCGATCATGGCTGCGCCTCTTGGCTGCACGGCGACCAAAACGCAACGGTGCCAGGCGGCCCGAAAACCTCTTGATGCACGGCCATTGAGACAGTGTTGGAAGATAGCACGCAAGCGGCGATGTGCTTGAGCCCTCGCGCCGCGGCCTCTCGCTTGAGTGTAGCCATGAGCGCTTTATATAGGCCGCGCCGGCGCGAATCAGGCCGAGTCCATGCCAGGCCCACAAAGGCGCTCTCTTGCCATACTTG